CGTCCCAAACAAAGTCATTTGTGATGACATCTTGAGTATTCTCTCTGAAAGATCTGAGTCAGCATATGCTGAATGGAATAAAACAGAGGAACTCTCTGAGATGATTCATTCTAAATAACACTGTATCTGGTGTATTTTATGCTCTCGACTGCGTATCGACTCCGCTTGGAGTCCATTTGTAGGTGTATCGCTAACAACGAAGAAGTCCCCCTAGAGGACATGATCTGGGCAGAGAAACTTGCCAAAAGACACACACTTGCCCGCGATTGGTTAAAGCAGGCACGTCGTCAGTCTGCTGGTATCGAAGAAGGAACTACAGATGATTTTCTGAATAGGATGGGACTAGGAGACCCCGACCCATCCAATCATAAAACGGGGTTCAAAGGTGCTGATGATATTGTAGATTGGTTCAATAGAGACAAACCCGACGATTGGAGGCAACGCGACTAATGGTTCCACTAACAGCAGTAATTTATTCAAACGGCAGTCAAGAATGTGAGAGGGTTGCATCCCTACTTAAATCATTAGGAGGAGAATTTCTAGAATACAAACTAGATCAACACTTTACACAAAGAGCATTTGAACAGGAATTTGGAAAAAATGCAGTGTATCCTCAAGTTGCTCTTGGTGCTAAACATATCGGAGACTTGAAAGAAACCCTTCATTACATGAGCGAGAAGGGGATGTTTGTCTGATGACTAAATAACTCTACCAACTTTTAATTATGATTACTGACATTCACTTTGAGGATTTTATTGGTATCTTTGATACTGAATTTGATCCAACTGATTTTATTGAATACTTTGCACATTGCAAAGAAACTGGTGTAGCATTTGATAGAAGAGGATTTACTTCTAACAATCAAAAACTTGCTGATACCAGAAGAGATGCATGTTTACCCATTGATTATTTCATGGATGAAGGCAACGCTCCACCAGAAGTGTCGTCTTTCATGATTGATAAAGACTTAAACTCAACGTACTTGAAACGGTACAATCAAGTTTTGAACATGTGTATGAATGAATATGCTGGTAAGTATGAACGTCTCACGATGTATAAATTACAATCCGCATATCTCAATATTCAAAGAACTCGTAAGTCTGAAGGATATCATGCTTGGCACTCTGAAAATAGTGCGCCTGGTTGCACCAAAAGAGTTCTTGCTCACATGATGTATCTTAATGATGTTGAGGAAGGTGGAGAAACAGAATTTCTGTACCTTGGTAAAAGATTTACACCAATCAAAGGAAGATTATTAATTTGGCCTGCTGGGTTTACACACACCCACAGAGGTAATCCTCCTCTTAGCGGAGACAAATATATCGCAACTGGTTGGGTAGAAAACGCTAACCTCTAAACAAATGGCAAACTGGTATAACGATCAACTCACAAACAAGAACTATCTTTCACCTATCGGGTTTATCTTTCTTCTCGATAAAGCAAAGAAAGCATCATTCTTGTGCCAGAGAGCAGAGATCCCAACA